GCCTCCGTCAGCTCCTTCACTTCCGCCATTTTCGACCCTTTCTTACACCAACACCAAAGCGGTCAGTCTTTAATGTGGGGGTAGTATTTAATCGACGATCTGCTCATCGGCTCCCTCGGTGTCGTCGTCCACCAGGGGCGAGGTTGTGGTTTGCGTCAGCGACTCAATGGTCGCCACCGCTCCTCGGAAACCCATAGCATACCCGCATGACTGTGCAAGTGCGTCAGGCTTTTTCTGCACGGCAGAGCTGTTCTGACGTATTGTTAGGTTAAGCAGGATGCGGGAAAGTTTCCTTCCCGCCGGGGTTCCAAGGAAATCTGTCAAAGCCCTGGCGTCAACTTCCAGCCACTTCGGTTCATCCACCCATTCCTGGTGGCGTAGAAATGAAATTAAGGCGCGGAGTCGTCTCATACCACCAGCCCCCAGCTATCGCCCTCAAATACAGTAAACTCGGTCTTCTCGCCAAACACATCCCGAAGAGCCAGTTGGACAGAGTTAAAGGACAAGTCATGGCCAGCCATCACGCCGCCCTTACGAAGCTTGGGCAGATAAAGTTTAAGATCCTCCACCACGGCTTCATGGCGATGGTCGCCGTCCACATAAACAAAGTCCAGACTGCCATCCTCAAAGTGAACGGCGGCGTCCTTGGAGGTGGTGCGACTGCAACGGATGTTGGGGAACGCCTCAGTGCGCTTTTTCCAGGCGTTAAACACCCACTTCATCGGGGCTTGGAAGCTGGCCACATCCCCGCCGTCATAACCGTTAATCCACGGGTCAACTGCTATGACTTCTTTGAAGTGGTTGGCCAGAATCACCGTCCCTTCCCCAGCATACGCCCCAATTTCCACGGCCTTGTCCTTGGCTCCTTTTTGGTTGGCCCACACGCAAAGATGGGTCAGACCGCGTGCCTGCACGGCGTCCCGCATGGGAGGAACCATCAGACTTGGACAGGCTGGGCTTGGGGTTCCGTTGCCATGGCCTGCTCCTGCATTTTCGCCTGTTCTTTACCGGCATCACGAAGCTGCTTCTGAATGGCGCGGGATGTATTGGGGTCGGTCTGCTCCAGCGCGGCCAAGTGCTGTTGGAGATGCTGGAGAAGCACCTGTACGGCGCTGGGGTCTAAAGGCTGCTGACGTAGCTGGGCGGCCTGTTGGAAAGCAAAAAGAACGCTGATGTGAACCTTATGGTCGTCGGCTGGCTTGACGTTGACGGGGAAGCCGGTGGCCAACATGGTTGCAATCTCGTTGGCCTGATCCTCGGCTTGGTCGCCGCTGCCAGCCTGCGGGTCTTGGAAGAGTCTGCGGACAAGGCTTGGGTCGTCCTGTTCAAGTACGCTCTTGGCCAACTCCGCTTGGTTAATGAAGGGATTGCCTTGGAACATCTGCATCCGGGCAACTGATTTCTGAAGCGCAAACTGGCGGTTGATAAAATCCAGCCCGCCCTTCGGCTCAATCGAGTATTCCTCATGGATGCCTTCTGGCACCATCTGGCCGGTCTCATCGGCGTACCGATACATGAGATCGTCCTTAGCGTACTGCGTGTAGAGCCTCCACGCCTGCTTGAAGAGGCGAGCCAAGCTCATGCGGAAGATACGGTTTCTCAAATCGCCAGAGGCGGCGGCCTGACCTTGGATGGCAGCGATCTCAGTTGCGGTCTTTCGGTCGGCAACCTGGTACTGCGAGCCAACGCCAAAGTCGGGATTGCCCATGCGTTGTTCAGCCAAAAGCCGTTCCTCCAGCATGAGCTTCTGGAAATCAAACGGAGGCTGCTGGAATTGGACGGGTTTTAACCCTTGGGGAAGGATCTGACCCGGAACCATCTTGAGGTTGGCCGTATTGAGGCTGATGGGGTTCTGGGCTTCAAAGACGGGTCGGTTGGCGAGTTCCACATAGTCAGCGAGACTATTTTTTAATTTATTTAGTAGGTTCTCACTCGGCAGCAGGATCTCCGCCACTCCGCGAGGGGAGTACCAACCGCCCCCTGTTACCTCATAGGGAAAATCGACAAAACAAGGTTCTCCATGAGCGTATGGCAAAACAAACTTGGGCCGGACATCTGTGTTTACCTCTAAAGGGCTATACGTCTCGACCAGCCAACCGTCCTTGCTGGGCGTGTACATTTCCCAAAGAACGATGCGGTCCTTTTCCTTTTCCTCGGTGATGCCCTCACGGCGGAAAATCTCGTCCTGCACCTCCACGGGAACACCCTGCCCATCGCTGGATCGTCCGCTGATCTTGTCGATCAGGTTCTTGTCCTGCTTGTAGAACGGGCTGGCCTTGTAGGCGTCCACGCTCAACCGCAACACATGGACGATGTAATCCGCCTTGGCCAGCTCCTTGGTGTAGTAGGGTACAATCAGATGGAATGGATCAATGGCCTCAAAGCGAACCCGCTTGGCGTCTTCATCCCAGACGGCTTTGCAAATCCCGCGCCCGTATAGAAGGGTGTGGTCGATGACGGAAACAATCTCGTTCTGAAAATTGCTTTTCTCGCGCATTTGGTGGTCGAACCACCGCTCGGCAGAAACGGTAATGGGGGCAAGCTGTTGGCGCATTGGCACAAAGCTGGAAAGGATGTCGTTGCCAATGGCGCTATTAACAAAGGAAGGCTTCAGCTTTTCAATGGCCGTGTCGATCAACTGAACGTGCAGGTCGGCGGCAGTCGGCCAAGGTTTCACCTTGCGGCGCACGCCAAAGTAGCGGGCTTGGTAGAAAAGCCGCTGGCGGGTTTCCCAGGTGTCGCGCTGTTTGAGCGAGTCCAGCACCCGCTGGTGGTAGTCGGTCCTACGGCTCATTCGGCGTTCTTGCGGCCAAGTTCCAAGGAAAGGTCGTTGACGTAGTGCAGCGCACGCCTAGCCCACTCGCGGACGGTAGGGGGCGCGGCTCTCACCTCGGCGTAGGCGGGGTCTTTCATCAAAGTCTCAACGGCCCCGGTCGTGTTCGTGACCGGCGGTTGAATTGTCGCGCACCCACCAAGCCCCAGGGCCAAGGTCAGCGTCGATGCTTTTGCGATTCTCACGCCAAGCGTTTTCAAGCTGGCCAATCTTGCGGTCGCGGAATCCAGGTACAAAGCGAAGCAGCCCAGCCAGAATCTCCAAGATTGCACGAATCACCCTGACAGCTTTTGTGGTTTTAAAAACTACCCGATGTGCAGGCCAAGGGTCTTGAGGAAGTTGACGATCTTCTCCAGCACGGTGTCGTCAGCGGGGGTCGGGGTGAGCTTGACGATCACGCGGGCGGCGATGACAACCGCACCGATGGCGGCCACGATTTCAGTCCAGTTTGAAGTAATCCAGTTCCAGATTTGCATAGTTGTTTAACCTCCTGCATCAAAACCCTGTAATACAGGGTCGGGTGTGTGCATCTCCAGCAGTTGCCGAAAGCTCGGACGTTCTGTTGGAAACACCAAGTCCCACTTTTCGTTAGCACCCTCTAAAGCCAGTGCAAGTGCGTCAGCCTTGTCGGGCGAGTTAATGCCACGGCTTTTCATGGCGTCCTTGGGTTCCACGCCGAGCTTGCCCTTGCTGGTGGTGATGCTGCGACGGCAAGTGAGTTGGGCGGTCAACTCCTCGTCGTCGGGCAGGATGATCTCGGCTCCCTCAATCTTCTTGGCCATCCCGTACCACAGTTCAGCCGCCCGGTTGGCGTAGGCGTCGGTGTCGTAGGCGGCCGAGCCGAAGTTGACACGGTTGACCTGCCAGCCCGCCTCGGCCAAGGCATCGCACATTGGGAGACCAAGGCCGCTGGCGTCCGCATAGATGTTCTGCGGTTCTAGTCCTGCCTTCTTAAATTCGACGATGAACCGCCCTACGGCAGACATGGTGTCCCGCTCCTTCCAAGCGATGATGGGCAAAATCTTGTTCCCGTCGCGCACGGCCAAGACGTTGGAATCTCCACCGGCGGCAAAGTCCACCCCAGCCACCCGTGCCTGGCCGGGCTTAAAGTCTGGCGGGTTGGTCTGGCAGTTTTGGAGCTGGTTAAAGCTGATGACCAAGCTTTCGTTCCCTATGTCCATAAACTCGCCAAAGATCATGGAGCGGGTGAATGGGTGCTTTTCGCCGTATTTGGCATAAGCCTCGTCGATGACGGACTGCGGGATGTGGGGGCAGTCAAAGGCCGTGGCGGCGTGCTGTTTATAGAGGGCAGCCTCCTTGGTGAAGGCCCGGTAGAAGGCTCCGCTTGTTCCACCGGGGCTAGAGGCAATTAAAAGGCGAGTGGGCTGACAGCGGGAGATGGCCTCAAAGAGGGGATCAGCCACGCTCTTGGCCTCGTCCACAATCATAAGGAGAGGGTGCTTAATATGGTCCTCGGCGTGCCAGCCTTCTGCCCGTCCTGGGTCGGTGGCCGAGTAGCCGATGATACGGGAGGTGTTGCCGTTGTTATGGAGGTAGCGGATCTCGCCAGAGGTGACTTCCCAGCCGGGGCCAAGTTTGGTGACAGCAGAGCGCAGGCTAGGCCAGAGCTGGGATTCGACTTGGCGGAAGACGCCCGCCGTGGTTACGGCCACGGAGCGCTGGTAACAGAAAGCGTGCCAGAGAAGGGCGGCGGTGATGACGGTGGAGGTTTTGCCAGAGCCGTTGGCGGCACGCAGCGCCACGCGGGATTGGGGCTGTTCAAGGTCGCGGAGAACCTTTTCTTGCCAAGGATAGAGCTTCATTCCCAACAAAATCTTCGCGAATCCGACAGGACGGCGAA